ATGGTTTAGACGATCCCTTTGCCCGAATGGTCGCTGGAGCGTTAGGAGGGCTATAAATGCTTGAAATCTTAGTTTGAATGTCTGCTGCTGCAGCGATGCCCACTAAATCAAGCACGTCAAAAGCAGTCATTTTGTCCAAAGCCACCTTTGGCAACTGTTTTTCAATGATTTTGACCCAAGTGTCTTTTTTCTCTTTAACAGTCGGCTGCATAAATGGACGAGCAGGAATGCCAACGGCAGGAGCACCAAACTCCTGAATCGCAGCGACATAAGCCACCGATGTACCGTCTTCGTAATTGATGCCCGATGGGAAGCCAATTTGGGCTACCATGCCCTCGAATTCTTCAGGCACACGCTCAAGCGTTGCCTTGATTTTGTCGAGGTTTAATTGTTTCATCCAAAGAACCCGCCAGCTCTGCGGAACCCTTGATTCTCATAGCTGCCACCAACATAAAGTCCAACGTTAGCGACCACTCTCAATAAGGCTCTTAATTGAGAACCGTATGGAGTTGTAGCAAGCCACCATCCAAAAGCGGATTTAATGGCTGGAGGTACTAGAGATACGCTCACCGTACCTTCGGACGATCCCTGAACTATCACGCTGGGAGTTCCTGAGTTGATGAGCGTATATGAGGCTGCAAGATGGGCAGCCATCAAATCGATTGCTAACTGAAGCTGCTTGGACTTGAAATTCCAAGGATAGTTATTATCGATGTTGATATAGGCAGTCCCCATAGTCCACCAGCTTTCGAGTTGGGCAGGGGGAAACAGAGTCGTGTTCTCAAATTGAGGAAACTGATTCCGAAATGCCTCATCGTTATAAACTGGTGTAGTAGAAGTCATTTTATTTGCCTACTTTTGGACCATCTTCGCTTGTGTAGTCTGCATCCGTTAACGGAGCAGATTCGTCTTTTAGGTTCATATCGGCAGCCACTTTTTCAGCTTCCGCTTTTTTGGCTTTAACCATTACAAACCCGTTTTTTTCATGATCTTTGAATGAAGGATTCTTTTGAAGTTCTTCAAGATCAAAGTCAGTAATCTCTGTTGAAACACCCAATGGTGTAATCAATCTATCGTTTGCTACCCCTGTCCCGCCTTTAATCAGAACAGAATGCCCCTTAATAGGCATATCGCCACCGCCTTGCAGCCAATTCGTATAGAGTTGGTCATTCGCAAGCGTTGAAAATACATAAGTTTTAGCCATTTTCGTTATCCTTTTTGATGTTTAGAAAGACGGGATTTCTCCCGCCTATCCTATCTTACATCAGCTAGATTGGGGAGTCTATAAGACCCCCCGCCCTATTAAATGCCTGAGTAACGAACAACAGCGTAAGGACGCTTCAACAAGCAGCCAGCAGTCGCATTTGAGTAATCTTCCTCGTATGCCTTAGCCATTTTTTCCACACCTAGGGCTTGGAATTTAGCTGGGACAACTTGAACCCAAGTACGGCTGTCATCGCTTGCGCCATCTTCAACTTGCTCTGCATAGAGGTAGAACACGTTTGCAGATCCGTTTGCTGCGTTCAACTGTGGAGCTGAAACAACACGCAACTTAGGATAAGTCTTGCTGAGCCAATCACGAACTGAAATACCGAAGTCAGAAGTTACTGACAAGTATTGGTAAGAGATTGTTGGCAATGCCAATGTCAATTCCATATCTTCAGGGTTAATAGTGTCTTGAGATTGGTTTTGCAACTGAGCAGCAGCGACACGAATGTCAGCAACGATTTGCAAGAAAGTCTTGCTTGACCACAATGTTGAGCTACCAGTGCCTGAAGCAGCAACAGTAACGTATGCTGGCAAGCCCGGATCATTCAAGAAACCGTAAGTCAAGTTTGCACCGCTGTTGAAGCCATAGAAACCAACGAGGTTACGTTGAATTTCCAAAGCCAAAGCAGCAGAAGCACGTTTTTCAGCAGAAGTGCTGATACGAATACGAGCTGCACGAGCTTCTTCTAACATACCTACTTTGATGCCCTTTTCAAAACGGACAACAGTTCTACGAACGAAGTTGGTATTCCATGAAGCCAAAGGAACGTTAGTGTAATCACCGTAAGGAACGGCATTACCGATTGGCTCTAAGAGACCTTGAACGATCTCTTGGTCTTCCCAAGATCCAGTTGTAGAGATACCAACGAGCTCGTCAATTTTACGAGCAGCAGTGATAACTTTAACGAAACCGGGGAGCCAGTTTTGCAAAAACTGCACTGGAGTAGTAATCGAAGGAGCTGATACGTCAGCTTGATTCGTTGCGTCCATAGCATAATTTGCCATTGCTTTGATGTTTTGAGCACCAAAAGTAATGCCGAGGTCTCCGAGTGCAGCGTAATCGGATACGTCTTCGGCAGACATTGTCATCGCACCGACTTGGCGAGGTGATAGTGAGCTGCGTTCAATAGATTTGTTCATAATTGATCCTTAATTAATCAGTGATACGGATTGCAGCCAAACCAGTTGCAGTTTGTGCGTAATTCCACACAACGCAGTTAGGAATGAGAGCGTTACCTGAAGCTGCAGAGCTACCGGGAGCAACAGCAGACAATACACCAGTTGTAGTGTTGTATTGAACGATGTCACCAATATTTGCAGCACCTACGAGAGTCACAACAATAGTACCCATTGTTAAGAACTCGCCTTGTGAATTACCACTGAGGAACAGAGTAGGATCAAGCGGGTTGCCACCAACAGCACCGTAAGAAGCATAGGCTTTTGGGTTAACCAAAATACCAGCAAATACAGTAGAACCGCTAGTAATAGTACCGCCTTGGGTTGCTACGTTAGTAGTATTGGATTTAGTAAATGCCAAACCGATAGTTCCACCAGTGGAATCAAGGGTTAGGGAATCTACACGTTGAGGACCGTCAACAATCAATTCACCGGGAACTCCGAATCCCAAATTGACGTTAACTGTGGATTGGAAAGTCGCAGCAGTCATGATTATTTACCTTCTAAAAAACGTTGAACGAAATTGCCCTTGCGTACAGAAGCAGCATCCATCGCTGCTTGTGCAGGAGCACCCTTGCCTTTTAGGAATGCTTCAATCGAGCTGATACGAGCCTCTTTTGGAGCTTCCAAGCCAAGTTTCTTGCAGCCATACTGAGCCATAGCGTCTAAGTCCATTTCGGCATGATCGAACGCACCGATATGAGCAGACAGCTCGTTATATAGCTTAGCTTTTTTAGCCAAATTCTTTTCGACTTTACGCACGATTTCGGCAGTATCCATGCCTGTTGCACGTTCGTCTTCTTTTGGCTCCTCTTTTTCGCCACCTTGAGGAATCGGATCTTCTTCTTCGTCCTCAACTTCTTCGGTTGCGCCAGTATCGCCATCAGATTTGGACATATCTTCGTCTGCAACTGCTTCCAAGCCAGCAGCACCGTAAGATTGACCAGTCAATTCCTGAATTTTTGCCAATTTAGGCATAACTTCTTCGAGGAACTTATGAACTTCCTCTAAAGTCATGTCGAGCTTTTCAGCCCCGACTTCTTTATTTTCTTCAGCCATGTTTAAAAACTCCTTGTTATCTACTGTAAAAGTGAAATGATCCAAAACTGCCACATCGGGACCCATACGTCCATTCTCGACTAGGGCTAGATGATTGCCTCGAATATCCCGTTGCACATAATCATAATCTATCCCGTTGTAAACACCGGGGGCATATTCATATCTGCATCGGTATCCGCAGGACAACTCCTTTTTTCCGTTTGCAATGAGGTTAGCCATTGCTTCGGAGAATACCTTGATATTACCCTTCAAAACGTCACCGTCAAAATAAACGTCTTGACCGATAACACCTTGCACTCCTTTTTGCTCGGATGGAGTCAAGCCCTCATCTTCGCTTCCTAGCATGACGTGATTGTCGATCCAAGGGATTAACTTGAATGAATCAATACAGTCATTGGTTCCCAGCTCCTCTGCAGGACGGTAAACCATATAAACCCTGTCAGGATCTGCTGCTGGATCGATTGAGCGACCCGAATAAGGGAACACTCCCACCATTGAAAGTGGATTGTCCTTAACCTCAAACCAGCCATTTGTATCGTATTCCCGCTTATCCATTCCTGAATTAGCCATTTCTTTAATCTCCAATTCAGGGAAAATAGGACTTGGGGCATCTTCCATAGAAGCCCAAAGGAATGAGTCATGCTCATAATTAAGTTTAGGGATAAATTCCCCGTCTGCACAAGTGTATACGCAGAGCTTTGGCTCCTCGTAGATCAACTGAAGACCTGATTTCGGAGCATGACCGATTTCTTCTCGGCATTCACGAATTGCGCCTTCAATGGCTGCTTCGCCTTCTTCTACATGACCACCGGGAAAACTCCACGATTTGTCATCGGATCTACGCATCCAAAGGATCTTATCGCCAGCGACAAAAATCACAAAAGCTACTAAATCAGTGTTTCCTGCGCCTGAATCGACCCCGCTATGCTTACGAGCATTGGAGTAAGCTGCAGCCATTGCCTGTTTAGGGTCATGACCAGCTTTAATCATTTCATGGATATTTTCCTGAATTACCTCTTTGGAGGAACCTTCTTTTAACGGCATTTAGCAAATCCTCCCTGTTTGAGTAGGAATATCTGTCACGTTCAATAAAACGGTGGCTTCCCTAGTATTTCCTTCAGTTGTTACAAATAATGCTCTTATTGTATAGAGTTGATTGATTTGTGGGGCAGGAATTATGCCTTCAGATATTTGAACTGAAATTACTTTTCCTGCTGCAGCTATTTGTTTATCGGGAAATGTAATTGGCTCAGGATTTATGGCTGGGGCAATTATTACAAGACCCGCCTGATCCGCAGCCACTGAAGTTACCGAGGAAATAGTTTCCAAAGTATCAAGAATGTAAGTGCAATCAATATCGTAATAAATTGCTTCGGAAGTCCGTTTTTCTAAAATATAACTATTCATGAGCTTGCCAATAATCCTGTCTTGGTGAAACGTGCCAATAATCCAATCTTTGTGCTGCTTGCCAATTTGTCGGTCTTGGTGAAACGTGCCAAACTTTATCCGATTTTTGGAAAATTGGAGCACAAATATAAACGTCTACTGCATTGCCCGATTCTACTACTGTGACTATGACATAGTTCTTAGCGTTAGTCGAATCTTGAGCCAAGGCAGCCTCGTCAATGCTTAACGAAGCAATCATTGCTTGACTAATGATGTCTTGAGCAAGCCCAGCTTCTGAAACATTTAGCGGGGCAATCATGTTTTCAATGACTAAATCTTGAGCATTTCCATCTTCTGTTATTTGCAAATAAGCCGTCATTGACTCTGTTGCAGCATCAGAAGCAAGCCCCGATTCTGCTACCGCCAGTAACGCAATCATGTTTTGCGTCTCAACGTCTATCGCAGTGGCTGTCTCAATAACAGTCAAATAAGCAATTACGTTTTGAGAAACGCTGTCTTGAGCATTGGCAGCCTCGGTAACTGTGACCGAAGCGATCATGTTTTCAGACTGAACAGATTGAGCGTTAGCAGCCTCAACTACTGAGATCGGAGCTGTCATACTCTCAGATTGAGTATCTTGAGCGTTTGCAGCTTCATTTACAGAGGTCGGAGAAGTCATTGTCTCAGACTGAGTATTTTGTGCATTTCCAGCTTCGCTTACTGAAACTGGGGCAGTCGCATTTTCTGAAACAGTATCAACTGCAGATCCAGCTTCAGCAATTATTCCTTGAGCCGTCATGTTTTCTGAGACAACTTCAACTGCATTGCCACTCTCAGAAATGACTATTGGAGCAGACATTGTTTCAGACTGAGTATCAGTTGAGTTTGTTGATTCAGTAATTGTTACTGGAGAGGTTGTATTCTCTGAAACCGTATCAATGGCAGATCCTGACTCGGAAATGAGTCCTTGAGCAATCATGTTTTCTGAAACGGTATCCGCTGCAGATCCAAATTCTGCAATACTAATCGGAGCCGTCATTAGCTCAGAAACTGTATCTATTGCGTTAGCAGCCTCGGTAATTAAGGATACAGGAAGCGTTGTATTTTGAGATGCTGTATCTACTGCATTTGCAGTTTCAGATATTGTTGCGTAGACAAAAACTTGTACGGATTGACTGGATTGAGCATTACCAATTTCAGCAACTGTAACAACGTAAGTCGTTATAGTGACATATAGCCCTGCTATTGGCGCACCCGAAAATGGATAGCTTCCAAACATGAAAATTAAATTCCGTCTAAATCAGGCAGTGGAATAGCTAATAGGTCTTGAGTGCTAATTGCCAAAGGAATTTTGGCTCTATTGGTTTTAATGTTATCTAGCCAAACTGAATCAGGAACGATATTGTCAATACCAGCCAAAGTATTAGTTGCTCGAACTCCAGCGTAATAAGTAGCTTGATCGTTAAATCTTGCAAGATATATCGATTTTGCAGCGTCTAAATCAACAGTAATAATGCCGTTGTTCAATCTCCATGCGCCTTGAAATTGACCGTTTGCCCCCTGTGGCAATGTTGAATCGTCAACAATTAAGGCTCCAGCCGGGCAATCTTTTGTCAATACTTCCTCAATAGAGATTTCTCCCGTAGGAAAACAAACAGAAACGTTTCCTGTATCGTTTGTATAGATGATGACCTGACTCATTTTATTCCTTATCTAAATACCAATACTTGAACCCAGCTAGTATCTACACGAGCTTGACCAGCAGCACGAGTTGTAATACTTACTGAAGACGTGGTTCTTGCATTTCCCGATTGAGGGCTACAAGTTAAATAACCACTACCTGTCTCTTGAGAGTCAATAGTTGATCCAGTTGCCACAAAGCTAGTATCAGGCATTGCATTGGTAAAGTTAATTGTATAGTTTCCAACGTCATTACGAACTACTGAGCTAACGTTAAACGAAGCTCGAATTGTTGGAGTGGCTACAGTTCCGTCAAAGTTAACCCATGCTCTTGCAGAAATCGTATTTCCTGAGTTATCTGCAAGAATAGGGGCATAACCAGCAGCAGAAGAACGAATTTGTTGACTTGTATTGTTTGCAAATACAATATTTCCCGATGAATTAAATTGCCAGTATCTAGTGCTTCCCGAGAAAAAATCCATTCCCGCTGAAGTTGTAGCATTAAATACAAAATCAGTAGTAGTGCTATGCTGAAAAGTAATTGCTGCGCCAGTGTTTTTTTCCAAATAAAGATTAGAACCGCCAGTTATAGAGCTATAAAAAGCTCCAATTCCCGGATCTGTTGTGCCATTAAGAGCTAAACCTCCGCTGGCAAACAATCGCATTTTTACGGTATTGTTTGTCGCAAAATACAGTGGCACGTTAGCCGTTGAGCCAATCGCAAGACCAGTAGGACTAGCTGAAGACAATGTTGTTGCAGAAATAACTGACATTCCTGCGCCAGCAATTCCAAATATAGTAGAAGCGTATGCGCTACCAAATTGAGCAAAAGCTAATACGGCATCATTGTCAGCTTTTGATAAATGCTGAGCGTATGAAGTGGTTGAGCTGGTTTCAGCACGAATATTTGTGCCACTTGCTGTAAGAGCATGAATAGTCGCTGCGGGGCTTCCAGCAGTGCCTACACCCAACTGAGAACCGCTAAAATAAAGCGCAGAGCTTGAGCTTAATGCGCTAGAGCCATTTCCGTAAGGAATGTATCCAGCAGTCAATGAGGTTAAGCCAGTGCCACCACCATTTACCCCTAAAGTTCCCCAAGCAGGAGGTGCAGCATTACCACCTGAAATTAATGCTTGACCGGAAGTTCCGTATCCAGTTGTTCCACTTAATGCTGGGGTAGTTCCTAAATTAGTGGAAAACCCTAAAGCACCTGAAGCGTTAATAACGTGAGCCGATTGACCAGTTGTTCCCCAAGCCAAATAAGTTTTAAAGCCATTTCCCGATCCAATAGACAAGTCACCATCATGACCCGAAAAATAAATTCCGTTATTGATAGAGAAAAAATCAGCAGGGGTTGATGCGCTAAATACCGAGGAGTTCATACCAAACTCACCGTAATAGGTAGAGTCTGTTCCTAAATCGTTGCTTAAAACGTAATTGGTTGAAGATCCAGCAGTCCCGCTTTTGTTTTGCAGAATTGCTTGAAGATAGTTTCCTGATATTGTTGCTCCAGCAGATAACCCTGTATTTGAAGCATTAAATGATAAATTTGGGGTCGTGCTTGTTGTTGAGTTTGTCAACAATACAGGGACAGATACGGTCCCTGTTGAATCTTGAAATACTGCTTTAGTTGCCGGGTAATCGACCCATACGTCTTGAGTGCCACTGGTAAAGTTTACCAATGACCCACCGTTAGAAGAAGACAACACTGTAGTTCGAGCAAGAGTTGTACCCAGTGCTCCTACAGTGCCATAACCCACTTCCCAGTTCGCACCTGACTGATCTGCAATAACATAATAAGTCGTGTTATTTGCGCCTACCCCTGCGGAGAAGGTTTGATAGCCAAGCGCAGCTCCAGCAAGAACGGCTGTCGCAGTGCCGGGAGAGATCGATGTCTCTCTTACCCGATCAACTAATTTAAAAGTCATAATTAGGCAGCAGCAATTTCAGTTTCTTTGAAATAACGCTTTTGATCTTCACCGTCAGCGTCTTTATAAGCTACTAAAAATACGATTTCACCAGTATTTTCGTCAAAAGAAAATTTTTCCACTGTTCCAGTAATGGGAGCAGTAATGATTTGAGATACTTCTTGACCTTGTGTAAATTTAGGCATGATTTATTCCTTAGAGGCTTAGTGAGTAAGTAACTTGAACTACGTTACCGCTATTAACAGGCTGATTGCCACCAGTAAACGCTCCAGCAGATAACAAAGTACCAGCAGTGCTCATTAAAGTAGCAACTGCGCCAGTGCCGTAAGTAATGAATGCACCGACCAAAGTACCTGCGCCAGTCATTGTGAAGCTTGTTGGAGAGCTTGTGGAAATTGCGCCTGAAGCTGCAGTACCAAAAGCAGGGGCAACACGAGCTGCAAAAGTAGGAGCGTTTGTAGAACCAGCTTCAGTCCAGCCAGCATGAGAAGCCATTGTGTCGGCTGCAGAAACTGCTGTATATGAAACGCTAGAAATCAAGCCCATGTATGGACCCGTTACAGTGTAAGCTGAACCAGTCAAAGCTGTCTGCAGCATCAAGTTTTTACCAAGGGTACAAACTACGTTTTCGATTTTGTCTTCCCAAAGCAGAGGACCGCCTTCGTATTCAAAACATTTAAAAGTGTAAACACCTTCAGCTTGAGCAGATTCGCCCATACCAGCGATAGAAGCAATGCTCATATTCGCTGACTCTACTGCATTTAATTGATCTTTCATTTTGGTTCCTTATTCGTCTAAATCAAAGTTGATGACTGGTTTGCAAATACAACGGCAATTTGGTAAATCACCGGGTAATCCCCGCACTTCTTCCCCGTACATTACCCCAATTACGGGGGGATTGTCGAATGAATACTCATTGCCCGACATTCTAATATGATTCTCTCGTGGCTCCTTGCCACCACCTGAGTGAATCCAAATAAACCGTTTTACTCCAAGCGTTTTAAGTCTTGAAGTATTAATCGATTGATATGCTTTGCGAGTCTGATCTAAGGCAGTATTTCTCGCATGACGAATATTGCCATTGTATTTCTTTGTTAGGAAAGGCACTAGATCTTCCATGCCTTTGCCAGTCGTAATACTCCGCATGACTTGACCCTGCACTTCGGCAAGGTACTTTTGCGGGATTACTTTAATTAGATTTGCAGCTTCTTGAGTGCTGGCTTTGATTACATCATTGATCTGAGCATTCCTAAAGGAAGTATCGATCTTAAAATCCTCACTAGCGTCCTTTAGAGAGAGCCCAAGCGTTACGGATGAGTTCCGAATAGTGCGCTCTATCATTCGCTCCGTTGAGCTCTTGGCGATCTCATTAAAGCGTTTTTGCCACTTTGCTAGTAGCCAGTTCAAAAGAATACGGGCTTGACTGGATATTGAAGCATCCTGAGCAAACCCGAACTGATTTTCTTTAAATAGCTTTTTTAAATGTCTCTCTACATCACGAGACATTAAGCCGATCAGATCAACTGTCGGCTTAGCGTAGTCGGCAGCAATGCTTGCATTAGGTCGTAATGCGCCACCGACTATCCCATCAACGGGTTTTTTAGTTACCTTCCGCATCGGTTTCTTTAGCTGCTTTCTTCCAAATAGCTAAATATTCGGGAGTCATAGAAGCTGCTACCTTTGCGTCCTGTTCTTTTTCAAGATCATTGCCGTATTGCGCCATGTCTCGCCCGTTCAGCTCTTTAAGCCATTCGGCACGAGCTTCTTCAAAAGTCATTTTTTTAGGCATCTTCTTCTCCTTTCTTCATAAGGAATAGCTCCCAATGAGCCGGGTGCATTCGACTTTTACCAGTTTCGTAGTTACTCCATCGTGCTTGAGTAGTATAGATCAAACTGGCTGATTTGGATTGGGATAAATGCCCTCGTGCCTCAATAATTTCATGAGCAGCGGGGACGTATCCCATCCCCCCTCGTTTTCGTTTCTTGGTGTCAGTGGTCATGCAGCCAAGTCCTCCTCAACTTCGTTTACGAAGTCCCAGTATTGGTTTTGCATATAACCACCAGCAAACAAACGATAAATTACTTGCTGACCGTAACGATCAAAGTTTTGGCAGTAATAGTTGCCAGCTTCAATCGCATCGGCAGGAGCATTCTCTAAGCCGTTGTAATAGCCCCTTGCAAAGTCCCAAATCGCTTGACGTAAGCCATTGCTGATATTGTTGTTAACGAAGACGTAGCTCACTTGTGGCAAGTCATCATTTACGTTGTTGTATTCGTAAATATCTTCCATGCCGTTGAAGCTGCCGTACTCGAACTGACGAGCAAAACGCTCTAAAGCTTGCAAGGCTGCTGGCTGCAAATCTTCAACATGAATGTTGATGCTGCTACCACCCGCATAGCTTTGACCCCTGACGCTGCCAGCGATTCCTTGTTCACGCATGAAACTACGGATCATTTGACCAGCTCTTGCATACCTACTTAATTGACGTGCCATTTTGATTTCCTTTCGTGTTTATCAAAGACTACACCTCTACTATATACCTATTTAGCATGGTGTCAACAGATTTTTAAGAAAATGCAAGTTTTTTTTGAGGTGTATTACAAATACAACACCTGAAAATATATTTCTCAAGCATATTGACGCTATGCTTAATTAGTATGATACTAAAAATGTAGTTTGTTCTTTCACGAAAGGAAATTGAAATGAATGCTTTGTTGGTTGTTCGAGGTTTCGGTAATCGGGTTCCCATTCAGGGTGAGCCAGCCCAGTTCCTCCAGTATGTCTTTGGAGCTGAACGTGCTGAGCGAATCATGCAGGGTTTGGATCGTAACTACGCTGTTTTATTTCAAGGAGCTTAAAAATGAGATACCAAATTGTTGCATTAGATCAAAACGGCTGGGGTGGCTTTGACATCGAAGTCGCAAACGTAGGGGACTGCATTGAAGCAATGGCAGTTCGTGGTTACGAGTTCAATCGTTTTGAAGATCGTGGCTACTTGCGTAGCGAGTTGATCGGTCAGCCAGTTTTCGCTGGTTTATTGGGTCCAATGTATAACGGTGAGGGCTGCATCCGTTACGAAAATCAAGTAGCCTATGACGCAATGAGCAACTAACGAAAGGAACTCAAAATGGCAATGTCATATCAGGAACTCAAAATCTTCGCCAATTACGTTTATAGCTTTTACGGCAAAAACGGTGTTTATGACCTTGGGGTCTCAATGGAGGAAATAAAAATGGCAATCCGTTTTCTCCAGTCCAAGGCTGGTGCAGCTTACCGTTGCGGATCCCCAGTCATCGGAGACTCACTTGATCGTGAGCACGTCCGAATGATTCTTGAGGAGCGCAGGGTTAACCTAGCAGCATCTTGAGTTTCTTTTCACCGTCTTGTATCCTGCCCTCAGCGACTACCTTCTTAGCAAAAGAAATCATTCTTTCACGCATAGCAGCTCTGTCGGTGTAGGTAGGAACCTGATCGATCTTGCCTTCAGTTAGGTA